GCCAATACCATGCCAGTTTTATTGTACTCTGCACCATATTTCGCTCCTAACGGGCCTTCTTCTTCTGCAAAGTCCTTAAATCGTTTTTGTTCTTCCATTAGCCAATGAACTCGGCGCGGGCGCCGAGAGCCCGATAGGCACGCGACGAGACGTCAGCCGAAGTGAGAGCCGCGACCCCCGCAGTAGCGCCATAATTCCAAAGACCGCCCGCCAGCAGAATATTCGTCTGCCCCTTCTGTTTGCTGTAGAAATAATCACATAGATGGCTATTTGATGCGCCATCAATCGCATTCGGTATGAAGAGCAGCGCGAGCAAAGATTCGTATTCGATATTCGAGGCATATCCAGAAACGTATCCGCCCGCCGGGTTGGTCAGCGGTGCTGCGATTGATGCTTCATAATTGCCTACGGTGAGCGTATCGGCGAATGTACCAAGACCATCACGGCGAATGATGCGGTACTCGGCATCGATGGCATTGTAGCCATCGATAAAGTTCCAAACATTCCCCCAAGGATTCTCAAGCCCGCGCCAGACTACGGGTGTGTAACCGTTCGTGCCCGTGCCCGTGCCTGTACCGTTCGTGCCTATATTCGTATCTGCAGAGTCTGCGCCGTTCAGTTCGCCTGCGAATCCTGTGCCGCTAGCTTTAGAAACGACCCCGAGTCCGAGTGCGACCTGTGAATTGCCCGTGGCGTTCTCAATATACCAGAGTAGCTTCCACGCTGATCGCGTCCATATGTTCTCCTCGCCCCAGCCCGCGCCGATGTTCTCGCATAACGTGCGTGTTGAGCCTAGTGTCGTACTAATTATCGTGGGGTTCGCGGTCACGACCCCGATCGTCTCACCCGCTTGCGTTGTATTCGTGAGCGTATCAGTATTAATAATACCACAGCTATCATCGTTCGGCTTACGTAGCCAGATGAGCGCGGTATCGCCCGCGCCGCCGCCGCCCCATGACCCCCCCGTCTTGAGGTAATCCTGGATAATGAATCCGCCCGCGGTGCCCGCAACGACATCACCAATTGTGGGCTCGTTCGCTAGGGTGTCTATCGGTATGCGCCAGAACGCTTGGTTCGTTGATGTGCCGCCCGTCAGCGGTTGCGCGCCCGTGCGACTGTGCAGCTTCTCGTGTGCTGCATCGTAAGCCTCGTCCGCACCATCGTAGTCGAAGTCACCTGCGTATGCCATGAGGTATATCTGGTTACGCTCAACCCCGCCACGTTGATAAAAAGCCGGGTAGACTGCGAACCCTTCATAAGAACAAGTCGATACCCACCAACGATACACGTTCGTTGACGGGCTGGTCGTCTTGTACCAGAACTTAGGGATATGTACCATGACGCGACCCGATGCACCCGTGAGATCGAGCCCGTCGCCGCGTGCGTTCGCGCCGAACGTGGCAGTGCCGTCTGCGGTCAACGTGCAGCGTTTCATACTGCCCCAAATCGGGTGCTTATCGAAGTGGTACGACGAGATGTTCGAAATTGTGTTCCCGTACTCATCGATGTGACGCCACGTATCGGTGTTATGGTTCCATTCGACACCGACGATTGCGGGTACTACAACACCGCCACCGCCCTGAGGTGGGCATTGTAATAACTCGATGACGCTACTTGCGACCGACACTTACCTACACCTTAGACGGAATACCATACACAAAGACCGGACTGTACTGTACGGAAATCAAGGGTCGCGCCATCGCTCAAGCCCGCAGTCCACTGGAAATCGTAGGAAGCGTTCTTGGCCACTTGCGATGCGATATCCAACGAGCCCACGACGCAATCGCCCGGCGCTTCGCCTGATGCGTTCACCCGAAACTCATCATCTTCGAATGTTATCGCATTGGTGTACGAGCCCGCATCGTGCTCCTTTACCTGGATCGATTGCGCACCGCTCAGCTTATTGACACTGCCTGAACTGTCACCCACAACTCGGAACTTGAATAACGCAAATGCGTCTGTTATCGTTGCGCCCGAAGGCAGTTCCGCTAAATCAACTCGGGGCAAAGTCACCGACGTGCCTAACGCGGATGCGTTCGTTATCTGCACAAGATTATCGGGTAACGAGAATTTCGTAATGCAGTACCGCTCTCGCGCATTTAATCCGACTAGCGTACTCGAATTCGTTAATGCCAAATCGATGTCGCCTGCCACCACTGCAAGGTTCGCAAGCAAGCTGCTCGTGTTTGTGATCACCGTCGACTGGTTGTTTTCAACGGTATCGGTATACGCGCAAATCGATGATGTGTTCACCAGTATCGCTGCAATCTTCGAGCCAGAAGAAGAGGCCGCCACGGTCTTCTCGATATACGCAAAAACCGTGGCCTTCTTGCTGTTGCCGCCGTTTGCGATTGCAAACGTCAACCGACCCACTACTACTCGCGGATCGCTTACAATAATATCTTCCGTCGCACCTGTGCCGCCAGTATCGCGGTTCGCGCCTTCGCCGCCTAATAAATCGACACCGTGCTTGTCCGTTATCGTTACGTCCCAGTTCGCGTCCGGCGCCACCCCGCCTTGTGGTACGGTCACGACGCGTTTGATCGCGCCATCAACCGATTCCGTGGTCGTTTCCGATGCTGACCCTGTCGCGGTCGTTAAGATCGCTTTCACGAGTGTTAATGTGTCAGTTACTCTCGTTACGCTAATGGTCATCTAACTCATCACCTCCGCAAATGATACCGCTCGGAAATAACTCTGCGCATCCGCCGACGTGTTCGTGTATACTAGCCGGTTATATGTATAGCCTGGCAGATCGAACACCGCAGCCGCCAACGAATATATCCATATCTGGTTCGCTAGCGGTTTCGTACCAATCATCGAGCATGACGTGTTACGTATCCGCAGCCAGTACATCGTGTGACTGCCATTTACGGCGACCTGCGCCTGGTCGACCGGGAACGTGAACGTGACATAATTCTCGCCCAGGTTCGCAAATAGCGACGTGTTATCGGTCAGCCCGCTCACAGGCGACCACGAACCGTTATAGCACTCGACCGACTGCACGTTCTCGCTGATATTCTCACCTGCGGTACCCACATCCACCTTCAACTTCGCGATACGCATGTACGACCCGATATATAAAATATCACCTGCGACTGGCTCCTGCGGCGGGAGGTACACATCGTTCGTACCGAAACCGCCAGCATCTAATGTTTCATCCGTGTACGCCGCACTTGATGTATTGTAAAAAAATACACGGTCTGGCACTTGCGGCTTCACGTTCACATCATATCGCATCTCAAGATTGGGCTCCCACGATTTGTTGTCACGCTGCACCACCAACACGCCATTGACATCGCTTACCGCATAACCTTTCATCCTGCTCTGACCGCGTTGGAGCTTAAAAATATCGGATTGCCACACACCATAGCCAGGTAGCGCTGTTGCAGTCGATACGTTCTGCACCCGCATCTGCGAACGCACATCAATTTCACCTTCCGCCATGTGTTCCCCCCATTACCATCAATTCAATCACCAACTTCCGGACGAGTCCTTATATCGAATTTCCTGCCCTGACGCGTATCTATCTCGTAGGTACTTGCCCGGTCCTTACCCCAACCCTGCGGGAATTCGAGCCCCGCGAAGTCGCGTTCGGACTCCGTCACTGCATGCCTGTCCTCAATGCCCCGGTTCCTGATCCGTTCAGTCTCACGCCAGAGCAACCGCCCGTCCTCACTTCTATGGTCTAACATAATAATCTGTTCCCACCCCGTTCCCTAACCAAACCAATACCGAAAGACAAAATAAACATCGCCGCACGACTACTGGCAGCTGATCTTGCAGGCTGCGTAATTCTCCAACGCTTTGACATCGTACCGCATAGTGATCGCCATACCGACCAGATCGTGAATGACATCATCGTACTCTTCTACTTTGATGTCCTGCCGGATCGCAATCGCACCCGCATTCAGCGAGTCCAAGACTACCGCACCGACATCGCCCGCAGTACCGCTGAAGTCCCATGAACCGTTCGCCGTGGTAACACCGCACACGTAGGGTTTCAAACCGACGAGTGTAGTACCGACTGTGCCTTTGCGCAAAGCTTCAGAGCCGCCTGCGTAGTTCGCATAGACCAGGTTGGTATCCTTCAGGAGCGAACCCTCGTACTCGGGATGCATCACGAACTTATCCGGATGGAAGTTCGCTGAGCATATTTTCGCACGTGCGTCTGTGAGATCAGTCACATGCGCGAGGTCGTCTGTAGACGCGTTCTGGTTCTGCGCGCTCGTACCGATAACTGCCGCGAGTGCGTCACGGTTCAACTTGTTCTCCATCCGCACACCTGATTTGCGCAGTTCGTGCTCGACCGCATCAAACAGCCCGTCCTCTACTAGTTCGCGTGTGATCACCGGTCGCACACCGATCTTCTTGATGACGAAGTCGGTCTTCGAGAAGCTCGTGTTATGGATCGGTATCTCCGCGCCCTCGCTCACTTCATCTGCATAACCAGCTGTACCGCCTGTAACGTACCGTAACGAGCTGGTCTTGCAAGTGATTTTCGGCAGTACGTTACGCATACACTGAGCGGGTTCCGCACCCTCCAAGATCGTCTTATGCACTTCTTCCTGGATCAGCGTGGTGCTGTCCGAACCCTCACCCATAAGCAGTTTACGTACCCTGTCCGCTTCACCTGCGCCAACACGTACCTCAACGACATGCGCTATCTTACTGAGCTTACGCTCGCGTTCCTGCCCGTCACTGGTACGAATGTAATCCAACATTCTCGCAAGTTGAGACATTCAATTTACCTCCTATTCAACCGAAAAATGGAGATCAATGCCAAATTCAGTTAGTTCGTTGACAGGTTCGATACGGAAACCAGCATCGGGTTGACATATACCCTGCCGACACCAAGCGCTGCGATATTCTCCAGTACATAGCCCAGCACGTGATGTTCCGTTATGCGAAGATTGACTGAACTGTTCTGACTGTACGATGTATTACCGCCAGGCGCTTTAGCTGCAATGAACCCGCCGCTCGTATTCGAGGGACCGACCATATCACCTGCTGAAACGTTGGTCAATGCTCTGCAGTAGCAGATCGTGCCAGTACTCGCGACCGTAACCAACCCGCCCGATTTGTTGCCGAAGATCGCAACGCCAATCGGTGGGTTGTCTGTGCCCAGTACCGGTGTGACATATAGCGTAGTACCCGAGCCGTACAGACCAACTGCCTGTCCGCCATGAACAGAGCAATTAGCATAGAACGACATGGTGTTGACGCCATGAACAAGTACCCTTTCCAGTGCCGTGAAGCCATCTACATAGTCCGCCATACTTACTCTACCTCCACCTACTCAAACCCAGAAATGGAAATGCCGTTCAGAACGGATCGACGTATGTCTCGCCCCGCCGGTGTACATAGTCCGTCTCATTAGTATCCACCGGCTTCTTCATGTGCTTCTTAGTGAGTGCAACTGGAATAGACTCCAACTTCTTCAACCGCTCATCGATCGGCACAACACTCGACTCAATCTTCGTATCCAGTTCGCCAACTGATTTCCGCACATCCTCGACTGCGCTTTTCGTCTTGTCCAGTTCCAACTTCGTTATCAATACCGACGCCTCTTCGAGTACCGCCGTCTTCATATCGTTAATCCAGCTCTTGACCGTTTCCTCTGTCAACTCGGGCTTCGCACCCATCACTTTGTAATCGCCCGCGAGTATCTTCTTGGTGAATTCCGCGAGGTACGCTTTAACGATAGTAACGATCTCGTCCTTCTCCTCTTTGCTGATCGCTTTCAGATCGATGTCCAGTTCCGGCAGATCGGTTAGTGCCTTTACCGCTTCGTCCAGCTCGGAACCGACTGCCTCTTCGGATCCATCCGCCTTCTCAACTACCTCAGCTGGCACCGGCTCCTCTACGACCGGCTCCGTCTCCACAACTTCGGCTGGCTCGTCTTGTACTTCATCTCCCATATCCTTTTCTACACCTCCCGTGCTTTTCAGGTCGGGTGGGTTCTTACCGAACTCCGCGTAGTGTGTACGCAGATGGTTATACACCTTTTGTCTGTCACCACTTGGGATTGCCGTACCGCCTCTCGCACCGAGTAACGCAGCCATTGCAGCTGATACCCCGTGCCAAACCAACGTGCCGCCATGCATCTTACCGTCGCCTGGTAAGTGATGCGGCAGCTTGGCATCTGACTTTGTGCGGTCGCCTGCCGGCTTCGTAGTATCGACCCACGCACACGCCATCTCCAGCTGTTGCTGCGTATAGTCCTTTGCTGCGAACCCCCACGCGGTATCTTCCTGCGCCTTGTTATATTTAACTTCAGTATCCAACTCCTCTCTCACCTCACACCTAAGAAAGCGGAAATGAAATCGAGATCAAGCGCAATATGCAGCGCCCTATAGCTTTAATTCACCTACAGAGCATCAAACCAACAACCACAAACAAAAGCTACTGGAACCGTTTCAGGACGTGCAGACACTCTTCAACCCGTTCACCTAGCTGTGCATGTGGATGCCGCTCTATCGCTGCGATCAGTTCGTCCGCCTGAGCTTCAGTGAGACCCATACCGAGCGTCTCTCTGATCAGCCTATCCTCATTACTGAAATGTAGTAGCCACAACGACTTCAAATGCTGGAAATTCATTTGACTGGTACCACATCCAACTCGCCCGTATCGAACATCTCTTCAAGCACCGTAACAAGCTCGTCTATCGTGAACCGGTATTCCGCATCCGGGTTATACTTGCGACCCACCCGCTTCAGTACATGGGTTATCTTCTGATCGGTGTTCACAATGTTCTCACCTCGCTACTGTCGATAGCAGACATTATCAAATCGAGATTCTCGCGTATCAACTCCACATCAAGGCCCAGTCCTTGGACGCATTCGTCACACGCTATAATGTGCTTCACGTAATCCTTATATTTCTCGCTCTCAAATGGTGTCGTAGTTGCGATACACCATAACCGAGCGCCAACAGCGCAGAGTTCTGGATCCTTATACGAGTCGCAGTCATACTCTCCCATCTATCTACTCCAAAAACCCAGAAAGTACATAAAAGTATTACGAAGTGTTATGTTTCTGAACACTGGTTGTAGTTGCATACGTATCGCATTAGAGTGTTACGATTGGCGGTTCTCAGACACCAAAACCACATGAAAGTATTACTCACTCCACGAATCCCATCTCAGCTACAGCTACATCCTCCTCCGCAAGCCCGAAAAAGCGCATGATCCACTGCTCTATGTAATCGCAATCTGCATCGTACTCACATGACACATGGAGCTCATCAACTTCTGCTCCGTAATCACCGAAACAGTTTTCCTCTGCTAAACGTATTGCACGCACCCACGCAATCGCTGCGTTTTTCACCTCAATGAATATCTGTAATTCTACGGGGTGGTACGCCTTCAGACCGGATCCCATATCCAGCAGATGCATTTCCATAATGTCTTTCAGAACCGGTAAATCCTTGCTCTCATTCTCGTTCATTCCCGACCTCCACACAACCAGCTAGTAACACATCTAACGCATGTATTAACCCCTGCTCGTTGCTGCGTTTTTCACCCTTCCCAAATCCCTTCTGCATTCTCCCATAGACAACACACACCGCCATGCCTTAAAGCAGAAATTCACGGAACTCAATTCCAAACAGCCCCTCGTTCCAGCCAACTTCGCGTTTCGCCATCGACACGTATTTCGGACTGATCTCGATCCCGATACAGGACATGCCGAGCCTGCGTGCAACCTTCATGGTCGTGCCACTGCCTAAGAACGGATCGAGCACGATACCAGGGCGATATTCGGGGTTCGCACATGAGCAGGTCGTCCAGCCGATTGTC